CATCAACTGCTTTTGGTGCCATTCCTAATACATCTGCATTTGCTTTCCCAAATTTTCCAAAAGCTTTTGCCCCTGTTCCAGAAAGAAATCCTGTAGTAGATTTAGCAGCAGAAGAAACAGGATCTGCAGTGAGTGCTGCAGATACTGAATCGTTCATAGATGGTGTATTAAGTGTTAGTCCAGTAGTTTGACTCATGGCACCTAGATTAAGTATGCCATTTTTAAACAATGGATTCTTTTTTGCTACTGCTGAAGAACTCAAACTAGAAGTTCCTAAATTATTTCCAAAATAATTAGTGATACTCTTTATATTAGGTAGGTCAAGCTCTCACTTTCCTGTTATTGTATTATATGGCATAATTGTATTTTATTAGTTCTAAGCATGGCTTATTGTAAATAATGTTCTTAAAGCATTAACAATAGCATATTGTGTGCCAGTGTATTTTACCCTAAGTTTAACATAGTTATCACGAATTTTTATTTCTAGAGGATTAGTAAGTTCTAATGTTCCTCCTGCTAAATATGCATATGGATAGCTGATTGGTTGTATTTGTACATTTCATGAATCCTCTAAATATTGCATATTTCCTTTTCTTCTACCATATTGTTTAATATCGGCTCCCTTTTGGTATACTGATATCATTTTTTCTTTAGTCTTATTATTCTCTCTTATAGAAAGATCTCTTAGTTCAGACATGTTAAATGGTTCTGCAACAGGATTTCTAAATCCATAGAAAGAGTTGCTATCATTAACATCAAATGAATCACTAAAGATATAAGGTATTTTTTTAACATTTGATTTTCCAATCAGATATCTTTCATATCTTAACTTAACATTTTGATCAGTATGAGCAGTATCAATTCCTGCCATGCTAACTCCATCTACGGATATTAATGTTGTGTTATTTAGATTCATTATTAATGTTTTCTGTTTAGCTCAATCATATCCATCGCCTATTATTTCATAGAAAAATGAGTCTGGCTCAGTTGAATTTGAAACAATCATTAGATCGTTGAAAATCTTTTGTACACCCGGTATAGATGAAACAATAAACTCATATTCAAAAGGATGTTGTTCACCATATCAGTTTGTTGGTAAGATATTACCAGCTTCTTCTAGTGTTCCAGCGAATCCATGCTTATATAACTTGTTTTCAGCTAATGTGTGCTTTGATTGATTTGCAAAGGTATAAAAAATATTATTAATATTTTCTGAAAACTCCGGAAATCATGTATATTGAGTTGTCCATTTTCCTAGTAGCTCATTCCAACATAAATTTCATTGTTTATCATCATACTTAAAAGTAAAAAGAATATCATATTTAAAGGCATTGTAATGTGCTTTTATAAAATTAATATTAACAGATCTATCCTTATCAGACTCTCTTAAAATTATATTGTCATTTAAGAATTTTTGAACTTTTAAATCAGAAATCATTTCAACTTTTTCACCATCAGTTCTTCAAATTTTCTTACCGACTGTATCAATACCATAGATAAATCTCGATGTTTTAACAACGCTTTCTGGTCATAATGAACCGAAAGTATTGGATAATACTGTTGGATTTTGTGGTAGTACAGTAGCAGTATTTATGTAAACGTTTTCTCCTGATTCGTTTTTCATCATTGCTCTTTCGTTTACAGGAATCATTAAAATTCCATGTTCCATGATTGCAATAAGTCTTCCGTATCATTCAATGATTTTTACCAAAGCACCATACTCTCTTGTATAGTCTAAATAATTTTGAGCTTCAAATATTCTATTTCCATTTGTAAAAGTAGAATTTTGTAAGAGATTTGAATAGTAAATACGTGTAGCAAAATTTGTCTTTAAAAAAGGAACATCCGGAATTTCAAAGTAGTATTTATCTCCTAAAGATTTACTAATTCCATTATTTATAATGTCAGATTCAGGCAAAGCATTATTTGGATCCATAGGATACAAAGGATAAAATCCTCTTTTTTGTCTATGTATAGCCTCTTCCATAGGTCTAGAGAAATCAATATCTCTAAGTCCAAGATTTACATTACTACAAATTTTGAAGGTCACTCAGTGTCCCAAAGGAACTGCGTTTACATCGGGTTTATTGATTTTTTCTGCACCAAAAAGTCCATTGCGTTCTGAATATTTTTTAAACTTTTTAGCATCAGGTTCTAGTAATCCGGAAGCTATCTCATGTGTTAAACCAGGGTCTGTAATAGGAATTCCTGCATCTGTTCATGCATCTGGTTCATAAAAATCTTTATAAGTAAATATTAAAAGCAGTTTATTGTAAGTTAAGATAGTAGGAGTAGTTATTGTTCCCGCATCACTAACCATTGTTGTAGCTTTTTGTACTATTTTAAAATTCTTTGCCCATGTATAAGGATCAACAATTCTTTTATTAGTTGGCATTTCTGGATCAATAAAGTTCCAATGCATTCTATGAGTAAATGTATTTATATAACAATCTCCTCTAAAAAAAGTATCCGATGAATATACACTGCCATTATCAGTAGGTGTTTCAAGAGTTAATTTATTTCAACTTGTTCTGTTACTTATTGGTAAAAATGGACTTGAATCATTATATCTTATTAAGAAATAATTTTTCCATTCATCAAAATTGTAATCTCTTTGAAATATATTATAATATGTTCCATGTACTAAATTACCAATATTTGTTCCAATAAATGTATTAAATTCTCCCCTTACTTTTGTTGCCGTAGTATTTCAGTCAGAACTTGAGGTTTCTACATCTTCGTAATTACCTAATAAAGGATCTGAATGTTTGTAAGCAATGATTGCGTCTCCTGATTTAGAAGAAAAATCATACATATTATTACGTATTAATTCAATTCCTGGTTCAATTAAAGTTAGTTCTGATAAAACTGTTGTCTGAGGGTTTGAATTTGCAGTAAGACTTTTTAATGCAAAACTATTTTTACTCGCTTCATAATTTATGAAAGCATTAGTAGTTGATTTATATTTTGATTGTCTTAAAGAATATTCTGATGAGTTAAAAAAAGTATTAAATAATGTTCTTCTAACATCAGCTTCTGGACATAATAATGCGTTGTTTGTAATATCACTTATTGGAAATAAACTTGGTTTTAGAATTGGATAAGAATCTTTCATTCTTAAAAATGATTCTGCAAAATATTTATATGAAAGTGCAATATTAGAAGTAGAAGCAGTTTTAACACCCATAATTACAGGAATGTTTGCTTTATTACTTGTAGCAATTCCAACTGATTGAGCCAGGATAGTAGGTATTCTTTTCTGCCTAACAATAAAAAATCCTTTAGTAAGATCTTGAAGTCCATCAATAAATTTACCATCACCAGTTACAACATTTCCTCCGAAATTAAATTGAATTCCTATTGGTTTAATAGATGCATTATTGTTAAACATCGATTTATCTGTTAAATCAATTTTAAATACTCCTTTCGAGTTCTCAGGATTATTAATATCACTATTCTCAATTATATAATCTTCACCATAATTTATCTTATCAGAGATTTTAAAATCTTCAAAGACTTCTGTACCTGTTAAAACTTTTTTACCTCTAATATTAAATACAGGAGAAAGTGTATAGTTGTTCAAAATATATACAATTCCAAGTCTGTAGATTTCTTCATCCCAATAACTTAGTTTATAATATATATTTTTTGCATTGTAATATTCGTGTCCGATATCTAAATATGATTCATCATAAGAAGGACTTAAATTTCCTATACCCTTATTATCATATCTTATTTGTGGAGTAATCAATAAACTATATTTCTCCAAAGTTTTGAACAGGTCATAGTCGTTAGTAGTATTACCAACAAAAGTAAGATTTTGGCAGTTTGCCAGTGTTTTTGCTGAATCAAAAGAGGCATATTGTACATTTATATCGTCAATCGAAATTTCTACATGATTTTCATATCCTGTAATTGAAATCTCAACATCATTGTTTGTAATTTTAAACTTATCAGTTATTCTATAGGTTTTTACTATTTCTTGATCTCCATCACCTGTTGATCTTGTGTAGTAAATGTTTATGTAATCATAAGCTAAATCCAGATTATTCAATTTAAAATTAATAAGCTTATAACTTATTTCATCTAGTTGACCTCCTCTTATTGATTTTGGTGTATTAACAGTTCCAATATGACATACTACTTTTCCTGACTCAGCTATAAAATCTGATTCATTTCCGTCAGCATCTGCTAACCTAAAATAGAATGTATAATTTCCAACCTTCATAATTCCACCATCTTTTATTCCTAAGAATTCTATATCAGTTATAGTACGAACAGATTTTACAAAGCCGGCTTCTACTTTAAAGTTTTCTTCTGAATAAATATTAGTATCTAAGTTTCCCTTTCTGTCAGCAATTTCGTACGTCATTGTACTTGTCTGATAAAATCTTGAGTTTACAATTTTAAGAGGATTTGTTTCATCAGATACAATTAGATTAATTGAATCATCATAAGATACTTCAGTTTCCAATGTTATTGGTTCTGTTATATTAATTCCTGCATTATAGCTCTCCATACTTAATCCTATCAAAGCAGCAGGTTTGGCCTCTGTTGGATTAGGATTTTGTAGATTTTGAAAAGGATTATATTGATATACAAGATTCCCCACTGAGGGGAATCCGTACATCTTGTTGTCTAGTATTAATGTTATTAATGGTAATGCCATAGTTTAGTCTATTGTGCTGGAGGAATTGAATGTAATTCGTTAGATTTTAAAAAGATATTATTGTCTCCTTCTATGGAAATTTGTACTCCACTGAGATTGTCATAAATATTAGTTGAAAGATTATTAAATACTGTCAGGAATGTTGGAGCATGTCCTTCAGTATCAGGTCTGAATTTAAACATAAGGCCACTTGTTCCACCAACAATTGGTATTGGATAAACCTGCACAACATAATATTCACTAGTTTGAATAGTTGCAAATCTATTAGTTGGTATACCTGTTCCAAAAATGGATGGTAATATATCAACTTGATAGTATATATAATCAAATGGATCGTCCTCTATTCCTCTTATATATTTTGTACCTAATTCTGTAATTAATCCAAAATCAATAGTTGCATTATCTGTCCAAGTAAGTGTGTAGAAATAAGCATTGTCATAAATTACACCAATATCTCCTCTAGGTTTAATAGTTGTGGATACAGCAGATCTAATTAAATAATCAAATGATGTTGCTCCTGGTAAAATTGGGCCTATTGGGGCAATATTACTTGCTCCTTGTGTAACAGTAATTGGTACAATATCTCCAAATGATTTATTAACATTTACAGTTAATGTAACATATCCACACTGCTCATTTAATATTCTAACATAAGTATTCTCAACTAAAGATACTACATAAGGCGCGGAGGTTAACTCAATCAAAGGATTTAATTGTACATTAAATGCTTGGTTTGTTGCGTCAATTTCATAACTTCCTAAATTAAATTCGTCTATTGGAGGGTCGGTTCCTAATAAATAGAATGAAAATGCATCCGCAAATGGAATTAATTCATTATCTAGATAATTTCCTGCTGAATCCATTAAAATTAATCTTTCAATTATTTGATATCCTGTATATCCAACTTCACAAATAGGATCAGGCCCTACTACTGCATATATTACAACATCATCAACTTCTGTTGAAATTAATTGACTTCCAATGATTGTATGTTCATCAATAAATTGTTGTGGGAATTCTATTCTAGGAATTTCAGCACCATCAAAATAAAATTCAGGAACAATTTTATATTTCATTACTGCATTTTGATATTGATCATCTACAGGAATAGTAAAAGTTACTGAAAGACCATTAGTTTCAGAAGTTTCTCCAAATCTTGGTTCAGAATTATCTAATGTATAAATTAAAGAAAATGTAGATACTTCTCATAATGTAGTATTTTCAAGATTTACAGAAAAATTTACTGAATAAGTATCAGTCCCATTATATGTAACTTCAATCGGATTTAATTCAAATAAATCTAAATTCTCCAATTCTACAACCATGACTAATTTTCCTTTGTAATTATGTGGACAATAGTATTTAAAATCAGGATCATCAAATCAGAATCGTGTAGTTGATGCATTTAATGTTTCACCATATTTAATGAAAACAAATTCTGCAAATTTTTCCCAAACATTATCTGTTAGATCAATAAATCCATTAGATAGTTGGTGTAACAAACGTACTTTATAAATGTTTTTTACACTTAAGTTTGTATCCACCGAGAAAATTCCGCTCTCAGTAATATCAAAAACTGGATAGGAAACATAATTAGTATTCAATGTTGTACCTAGTTTTTTAAAAAATTCTGCATATACTCCTGCTCTAAATACTGAATTATTTACAACTTGCGGATTATATAATTGTGCTTTAAAATCAGCAGGTATTGTATCAATTGTATTGATTACTGAAAAATCTACTGATGTGTCAAATAAATCTGAGTCTATTATCTCTGGACTTGGGTAACTTCCGAATTCTACAAAGCCATATTTATTGATAAAATCTTTCTCTACTCCAATAGATAGTCAGTATTCATTACTTTCATATGGAAGAGGATGATTATTTGCATAAACCAAACTTTCATAGTAATAGTTAATCTCAAGTATAGGTTTATAAACAACTGCACCTCTTGAATATGAGCCTGGGCCTCATTTTGTTGGTATTATTGTTGGTTTCTTTCCTGAAACTATATATAGCACCCCACCGTATTCTTTAATCCCTAAAGGATAAAATCCAGGAGTTAAATGCACATCGGTTTCTAAATATTTTATAGTAGTATTTCCGGCATCATTTTGCAAAGCTAATTCATCACCATTGAAGGTAACAAATGTTCCATTTACGCAATCTGTAAGTATATTATTTGGAGTAGTGGTTGCATTAAGGTCATAGTTTAACCCCTCTGAAAAAGTATTAGCTGCTTCTTGTTTCATATTCCTTTATTAAATTTTTTCATGTCAATGAAGATGGTGTGAACTTTCTATCAAGCACCTCTCCAATATATTCTATATTTCTTAATTTTAAATTCTCTGCCCAATAAGACCATCCTTTAAAATCTTCTCTTTTAAATCTAAAAACATATAAATGTTTTGCTTTATAATATATCTCCTCTTTAATTTTTCTAGGAATAATATTAGTAAATTGCAATACTGTTCTTGATTTACTATTTAGTTTAATCCATTTCTCAAAGGCGACATCATTTAATCCTATATAGTAATAGTTATCAAATGGAGTCTTTTTTCAGCCTTCAATCTTTCTTAATTTTTTATCCTTGCGAACGCTATACTCTTTAATCTGTTTATCAGGTTTTAAATATATTGCCCCAATATGAGCCACGCAGTTGATATTTTTTTGTGTCTGGATAGATATTGCACATCCGTACTTTATTGCGCTGTGCATGCGTCTAAATCCATGTGCGAGCATTTTTTTGACTTCGATATTGGTCAAATCTGAAAATTTCTCGCAAACCATCGGCAAAAAATCTGCCATAGTTACATCTTTAATAGTATAATATTTGACTCCTGAGTTTATACCATCTATGAATTTCTGTTTTAATTGGCCTCCGAAGTAAATAGGATAAGCTTTTTGATATGCCTTTGTCTTAAAATAATAACGAAGTGCATAACCTGTAAAGTCGGACTCTATAAAATCTATCTGTCCAAATCTACCATTTTGTCTTTGTTCTATAAACATATCCCCTGTAACGATTTCAAAATCAATGTATGATTCTGGTACTCCAGGAATTATAAATCTAACCTTATTATCTAGTATGTAATTAAAAATTAACCCTAAACAATATTTAAAAGGATCTGCAATTGCATCTTCATAACTTGTACTTGTTCCATATCTTTCTCTAAATCATGCTCATTTTCTATCAACTACCGACTTAGGAGTATTAGAATATAACTCCGAAGCCGTTAGTCCATGATTAAATAACATTCGCATTATTCAATATATTTTCAAGTAATTTTTCTTCCATCTAATTTACCAGAATATTTAGATACTCCATTTGCACAATTGGCAAGAGCTCTATAGCAAAATCCAGTTTTCTTAGAAGCCTCTTTTGCAGAAGAAAAACTAAATATTTCAACTCCATTATCTAAAAAATATCCTTTAATTGGGAATCCCTTCTTTTTACCTTTTGGTGTTTCTTTTACTTTTAAATAATCTTCATCTGTAAAAGAATCCTCTATATAGCGAAATATTAATCTTTTGCCATTTAAGACTCCTGTATAATTATAAATTCTATTGCAAACTTTACAAATGGCAGAAGCATCTAATCCATATTTTGCTGATATGGATCCTACTGTTCCAGTATCTAATAACTCCCCTTCTTCATTGTACATATCTATAATTTTTGGGTTTCCCCTAAAAGTTAAGTCTCCTCCTGGAGTTTTATTATACCCACTAATAAAAGTATTAAATTCTTCAATGTACTGAATTTCTAATGACTTTAATTCTTCAATTAATTCTTCTAAATATTCTTTTTTAACTATATCAATTACATATCATTGAAATAAATTTAAATCATATTTCCTAAGAGCTTTATAAAAATGTATTCCATGATTAACATGATTTTTATTAAATGCTGATTGTATATGAGTTTTCTTTCTAAACTCAAGAGAAGTAGTTGTAATTCCAATATAAGATTTATCTGATTCTAAGCAATCAACTTTATAAACATAACCTATAAACATATTTTTTATTTTAATTACTTAATAGCCTTAAATGATTTACCAAAGCGTTTTCTATCCCAAGAGGTAGCAACATTTAGTATTTCATCCATTTCATTCTGATTGAGATACTCTGGCACTCTTGCTTGAGTACAAAGGCTTTTTCATTTTTGTTCCATTATTTGAGCCATCTGAAGAGTTGCTTGGTCTTTGGTTAATCTTGCAGCTTTAAAATCATTTACATATGCGCAAAATGCAGCTATTGCATCAACTTCCTTTGCATTTAAAAAAGGTAAACCATCTTCATCTGCTACGAATCCTTTATATAAAATAATTACTTCATTGAATTTATCTGCTAACATAAGTTGGTTTCCCTCTTGTCTGTATTTAATAAATTTTCCAGAGGGATATAATGTTCCTGTATTATATTTTCTAGTTTCTATGTAACCTTCTATCCATCCATTTTGTGTATGTCCTGAAAGAAATTGATTGGATGTTTTTTGGTAATCCTCATAATCTGCTGTTACAGCTTCAATCTGATCTACATTACATGGTAAATCTACGTACCATTCCAAAAGTTCATTTTGAGATGGCACAATTCTATATTTATACAGTTTGAATTGTTTATTACCAATTCTGTCCCAGGCTACAACTCCTAATGTTTCAAATTCATCAGGATTTAGTTCTAAACCATATAATTCTTTTGCCTGAGTATATGCTGTATGAAATGAGTATTTAAAATTACTTGCCATTATTTAGGTGCTTGAGTGTTTGGTGTTGGTCCTTGGTACAATTGACGATAGTATCTTAATTTCTTTTCTGTTAATCTTTTTTTAATTTCAGCTGATAGAAAAGTATAATTTTCTAAATCATCTCCTGCACAACAAGTATATTGTTCTAATTGTCTTGGATCTTTAAAAATTGCTATTAACGAAACCTTTTTTAATAATGGTGTATTGAATACTCAAACATCATACATATTATTTTCGTTAGGTGTTGGTTCAATATAAACATAAGGTTTATTCGCCCCAACTCTTAAATATTTATGATATTGATATGCTGTACTCGTATATACTTTAAAAATAACTTGTCTATCAATACTTCCTAAATATTCTACTGCTCTTCCAGCAGGATCATTTACTATTTGAGGTATTTCAAAATGAGACACCGGTGCTGAGTATGTTGGCCCACTGCATGGGCATTTATCTAATGATTTACAATCAACATCAATACAATTGACTGACATTAGTAAATCATGTCGTGGAATCAGATTCTTCATATAATATTCCTTTATAATCTGCAATCTTTCATCTACCACATCGTCTTCAAGTTGTTGCAATGACATTGATGGAGTAGAGGTAATTCCTACTAAACCCGAAACGACGTCATTGAAGATGGCCGCAGCTAATTTTTCAATCATAATTATATAATTTTATCTCTTCAAGTAAATCCACATGAGGTTTTATTTTTTCCAGTAATACATTTTCTAATTGAAGATTGGTCTTTTAAGCCAAAAAACCTTGCAACTTCAATAGCAGATTCTCACTCTTTAATAAATTCACCTTCAATAGAATACTGAAGAATTGGTTTTGAACATCGTTTAATTAATTTGTCTCTATTTTCCTGTGACATAGGGTTCTGAAAATAATTTTCATCAGATTTAGTTAATCTATTTGAATTAGAAATTTTTTGTTTAGTCTCTTCTGAATGAACTTTGTTTAAATGACTTATAGATGATTTATCTGAATAATTAAATCTTCCTCCAGGTGAGGAATTATAACCATTTCTATAAGTATCATATTGTTCAATATATTTTTCTTCTAAAATATTTAATTGATCTCCAATTTCTGATTTACATTTAAATATTATAGTTTCTAAAATTTTATAATCAAAATTTATTGGTAGATATTTTTGTCTTGCATTTTCTAATTTACCTCCTCCTGCATATATTTTAGTTAAATCTCTAAATCTATTTTTCCTTTTTACTTCATTTATAGTTTGTCCAATGTATATTTTATTACTTGGAGAAATATACATATAAATTATTCCTGTTATCATATTGCTGCTGCTAATGTTGCTATCATA